GCCTTGATATGAAACTGTATAGATGCATGACCAAAGGGACTCCAGTGATTATGTTTTGCAAGGTAGTTGATTAATTTCTCATCTTGAATAGACAACAAACCTTCTACAGGCCCTGCTTCTGGAATCGATTCCCATTCAGATGTTTTTGCAAATGATACTCTTGCGGCATTAACCACAGAAAGATCACTTCCCATTTTATCTACAAATTTAACTTCCATATTATTCCTCTTTAATGGTGCCGGCGGCAGGGATCGAACCCACGACCTATTGATTACAAATCAACCGCTCTACCAACTGAGCTACGCCGGCGTTCCATTTAGTCACGCTTGTTGTTAAAGCGATCATTCCTTCTTGGTTGATTTCCTTTTTGACTAGGAAAACGAGTAGCAATTTTCGTGACTCTTTCACGAAGCTCCATCGTTGTTTTAACCAACTCAGCATTATCAAATTGTAATGCCTTAACTTGATTTTCTAGAGCAGTTACTTTGCTCTCAAAAAATCCTTCTTCACGAATGGTAGGATTACCATCCAAGTGTACTGTAAGTTCCATTTAACTGGACTCCTCTATTAGTTTCAGTAGTTTCATTCTATACAAGTTTTTATTAATTGTCAAGAACCCTTTGTAATTTTCCATCAATTTTTTTAAATCAATCCATATAATATCGCCTTCTAATAATTTATCCCAATTCTTACCGTATTCAACAAGCTCATCCAATACAATCATTGTTTCTAATGATACTCTACTACCTAAAAACTCTTTTAATAGTTTTGGATGATTGTTACCTTCAACTTCAAATAGAGGCTGAAATTCTTTTATGTAAGGACTTAACTCTATTACAAATTGTTCAAAGAAGCCTGATCTTTTAAGTAACCACGATTTGTAATTATCATCACTAAAGTTAGCAATGTATCCTCTTTTATCTTTAATAAAATTAGAGATATAGTAGTTTTTTATTTCAATGTCAGTTGAATATTTTCTTGAAAGTTTGACAAAGAAATGCCTGTCTTTACGTTTGAAGAAAGAATCTCTGGATACTTTAGTTTTACCACCATACTTATTAAAGTCATAGTCTTTTCTACTAAAATGTGCTTTCATTGCACAATACATAATGTAAACGTCAATCGGTTCCATCATCTTTTTTATATCCGTCTTCATCTACTCTTCGACTTGTTGCGGGGGCAATACTGGCTGCAATAAAACTTACTGCAGCCAACATCGGAATAACATATATCATTTTATCTGTAAGATAAGCAGTAATATATGTAGGGACTAATACTACGATTGCTTGTATTAATCCTTTAAACATTACTCTACTGGTTTCTTTAACTTAAAGATAATGTATGGGTCACTGCCTTGAACCTGTAATGGAATATTCTTATCTTTAGGGTCTAAAGGTTGAGGGCCAACATAATTCCATTCGTAACCCTCTGCAATTTGTTTTTCAAAAGTTTGAATAGCTTCTGAGTTTTGTACAGCTAATAGTGATCCTATTAGTGGTACGAGTAAAAATAATACAAACATTTATATTTCCTTTTTAAAAATGTCTAGAAGTTCTGTATAACCACCAATGTGATTATTCACTTCATTATAGATTTGTGGTACAGTTTTATGGCCTTGTTCTTTAAGTAAAAGTTTTTCTTCATTATCAAAATCAATATTAATTTCCATAAAATCAATATCATTTTCTTTCATTAAAACTTTTGCCATATCACAGTAAATACAAGAATTTCGTGTATAGATTTTATACATTAAACTGGCAACTGTGCCTGTCTTGGTAAGAAGTTGAGTTCTCTCGCATTTGCTTCAACTTTTTCTTTAAGACTTTTTGATATAAGAGAACTCACCGTATCTGGTTCAATCCCTTGTTTATTGCAATGCCAAAGAATAGCTTCCATATGTGTTATTCTTTTTTCTTTTGCGATATTTTCAATTTCCATTGAAAATGTTTTGGTGGTATTCATTTGATAAAATTCCATATATATTAAAAAAGTTGGGGGATTAACCGTGACCCCCCACGGATGTATTACGGCATCACCCGAAAGACATTACGCTGTGCGTAGTGCCTTGTATCCAGCTGCAACAACTGCTCGTGTTGGAGTACCAATCATGTACTTCATATAAGATGCGCCATCAAAAGATGATACACGCTTATTCAAGTAGATTGATAAACCTTCTGAACGAAGCTTACTAATCACAGAACGAACATTCTTAACACCATAACGTGCAGTAATCTGTTTTGCGGTTAGTTCTGCACCGTTAACAAGTGCGTTTTCGACCCGAGCGGCCTGTGTGGTAGCGGTAGTGGTAGTGGTAGTCATTTAAATGTTTTCCTTAACATTACGAAATAAGCTGAAACTATTTCAACTTTTAAATGGTAGTTTTTAGTCCTATAAAAGAGAACTACCAAACTCATTAAGTGTCGATATAGGAATAGGTTCCCGTCACTTAAATTCGTATTATAACAGAGTATAACATAACAATAGTAATATGTCAATACCCTTTTAAATAAAGTGGGAGACTTCTGTTGCAAGGTGTCTCCCGAACCCCGAAAGATTATGCAGCTAGTGCGTAATCCCCAATGTATGCATTATCGTTTGCATTTACTTGTTTTGACCAATAACGGAGTCATCCGACAATTCTCCACTCATTTATTCCAGCCTGTCGATCCTAGTTCGCCCCCATCATAAGGACACCATGTTTAGAGTTGTAGGGTGATCAAATCCCTGACTATCGTTCTTATCCATAGTGTCCTTATGGTGGAGGCGTTGGGTACTGCCCCCAAGTCCAGTTCAGTCTTCAATTCGTATCATCAAATTGTATTATATTTATACCATACAGAACCTATAAAGTCAATACCCTTTAATGAGAAACTTTAAACCTAGTTTCTTTCTTATCAGGAAGACCATTAAAAGAACCATTAACTCCAGTTGAAATCATACAAGCAAGCTTGGGCATAGGCCATTCTAAAACAGTCACAGTTCTAGTTTCTTTATTCATCATAACAATAACTTTATGTTTACGTATTTCATCATCCCAAATCATAACAGGTTGTTCTGCTGTATTTTTAATAAGACCAGCCACAACTGTAGTTGAATTTCCACAAATTATTGGTTTATTTATTTGAACAGCATCAGGTATTACTTGTTGGTCAGGTGCTGTTTCAGTTTCAACATTTTTTGCTATTGGTGTGGGCGATATTGTGTCTTTGGGAATATTATTGTTGGTTTGACAACCCATTAACAGAAACACCGCCATTACTTGTACTAGGTGTTTCATTTTGTTCTCTCCATTCTGCAGCAGTATCTACCAATGCATTTAGGTAATCATATTTCTCTTTTACAAACTCTTGTACAGTGCCATCTTCAGTTACACATAGAATAACTATCTGATGAATCTCTGTACCTGTTCTTTCCCCATACATCTCTGCATAAGCTGAACATTGAATGTAATAGTTTTCATTCCATTCGTCATTGCGTTCTTTAGTTGATGTCTTGAAATCTATAATAGACAGTACACCATTGTACTCTGCAATACAATCAACTCTACCCGCTACCTTGTATTTATCACTATAGAGTCCTGCTTCTTGTGCATGAATGTTATTTATATTTACCAGAACTTTTTGTAACTGAGTAAATAAACACCAAGGAAGAAAATGTTTTTGATGATGATCTATATTTTCATTGTTGAGGTAGTCTTCACACATATGGTGAACCTTAGTTCCCCTTGAAGCGGCCTTACCAGCAATGTAGTTTGCAGTCTTTTCTCCTACACGTTTACGCCATTCTACCAATCCAGATTTATTACGGACTGATAGAATAGTTGTAATTGAAGGATACTTGTTTCCTTCTGGTGTTTCATAAAGACGAACACCATTAGTTGTTGTTGCGCTTATAGGGGGCAACTCCACATTCATATGATTAAACATTATATAACTATACCTTATTTATTTAGATTTGTCAAGTCACTTATACGTTACGCATTCTTTCTACTAATCGTTTTGCACGATTTGGTACTTGACGATACCAAGCACTATCTACCATCTCATCAGCAGCTGCGTTCCAATCACGAGCATCAACACCACGTTTCATTCCCTTGAACTTACTCAAACGCGGCCGCCCCATATTGAATATCATATTAGCAATTATTTCCTGAGCATCTTCTGGCAAATCTCCAAAATCTCCGTAGAGAGATTCGCAGTCAGACAAGACTGAAACGAGATCGGCTTCGAAGGCTTCTTTGACTCTTTCTTCACTAACGGCGGTTCCTGTATCTTGTCCGTGTTCAGCATCGGAATCCAAAATAAGATGACCAATCCCAAAAGTAGGGTAGCCAAGATGATCTTTATATATTTCATATTTAACACCCTCATCTATTTCTAACTGTTCTCTTAATCTTTCAATATTCATTTTATTATCCTATCTAATATTTATTACGCAACAAGTTCTTCTTGGTTTTCCCAAATTGCATTTTCCTTCATTGGGTTAGCAGGGTCACGACCCATCCAAGCACCCCACTCATTATAGAAGTGCCGCATACCTACTTCATCATGAATAGTTTCATTTTCATGGCGACCATGTAATATATGTCTATGTTCTGAGCCAGGCTGCATACTTGATCCTTGACCTTGAATACCAAGTAAGTCTTCATGCAAGTTACGACCAAATGGGCCCCAGATTGTGTTGTGATGTTCTATACGAGTTTTGCGTTCCAGTGGAGTATCTTTTTTAAGACCAAATCCACGAAACTCTATCATTAC